AATTCACGGTGTTTGTGAAGCGGGAGTGGTTGCCACGGTTAACTTGCTGCGAGCAAAGCATGAATGCTAGCCCAGGTCAGCCAAGTGCCATGCGCATGTTCATCCACCCCCTGTTGAGTTATAAGCCCCGGCTCATTCAGGGCCCGCATGACTCGACGCACATTTGCACCGGGCCATTCTTTCGCGCCCTTGGGCATGAATTAAAGAAATGCTGGCATGCAGACTTCCCAATCTTTTACGCCTCTACAGATCCAGTCACCTTGGATTATTGGCTTAACAAGAATGCAAACATGCCACGCATCCTCTTCTCTGACTATACGATGTTTGACTGCACCCATTCAAAACGGACTTGGCAGCTCATGAGAGGCTTGTATTCTCGAACATTGCCGGGCAGCTGGGACTTGGTGAGCCAGTTCTGGCAAGTGCTCGATGCATGGGAACGCCCCAAAGGTAGCGCCCGTCCGAAGAATTTCCCGAAGGACCACCCTGAAACCGTGGTGTATCGGGGCCGTGTGATGAATGCAAGTGGACGTGATGACACAGCACTCGCGAATGCAGTGCTCAACGGCCTGGCAATGATCACCGCCCTCGCTACCGCAGATCACGCGTGTGCGATAGAGGACTTGACCCCAGACATGCTCAAGAAAACTATGGACCGGGTCAATCTGGCTGTCGTGGGTGATGATTCTTTGGCATTTCTCCCTGATGTGGCTCTTCAGGGCCCATGGGACTTCTCTCATGTGCACAACACTTTGAAACGCTTGGGGTTCATTGCAAAGATTGGCACTTCCACCCGGCTCGTGGATGCTGTCTTTCTTGGCAACCGGCCTTACCGAGCAGCCGGTCGTTGGTGGTGGGGCCCCACCCTCGGCAGGAGGCTGTACAAGCACCATTGTGTTGCTGACCCAAATTGTGACCCTACGGCATGGCTAAAGGGCGTGGCGACATACGAGGCTCGGTACCTCGGTTTTGTCCCACTCCTGGGGGCAATGGCACGTCGAACTGTGGCCTTGACCACACATAAGAAGAGCACGGATTACAAGCCAAAGGCGTTCGAGATCGACTACTCGCTTCGTAACGCTCCGCTGTATCCTGATGCAGAGACGTACCACTACTGCGCACTCGCGTACACCCCAAATTTTGAAACTGGCATGCCAACAGGATCAATGTTTCTGGCCCCGGGGGACCTGCTCTCCTGTGAGGCCCTTTTCCAGCAAGTGACGTCCCTACCGGTGGTTGTGGCCCACCGGGCGGTTGACGCCATCTTGCTGCATGATGACATGTAGTGGGCCTTGGGCCCACGCCCCAGCTCAGCTGGGGCCTCCCGCCCATTCACAGTTGTGTGTGGTGAGGCGGTTGAGTGTTCATTTCGCACCAGACATGCCTGCTAAACAAAGCACGCAGCAG